ATGAAAAACAGGCTTAAAATAGATGAAGCAGCCCGGATATTCTTTGAGGATTACCGGTATGATAAGGCCGGGGAGTTAGTAAGTCTCACAGAACCCAAAAAAGCTGAATATACCATCAACGCCTCAGTACTGAACGAGTTGATATCGATCCTGAATGACCGGGAGGGCTATCGCAAGGCTTTGGGTGGAAGTACAAAGAAAGTATGGGAAACGATTATCGGAACGGCAGACCGCCTCCGTGACTCTTATGGCCATACGCTACCTGAAAACGCCGCCCGGCTGAAAGACAAAATAAACCAATACAAAAAAGAGGGTTACTCCTGCTTGATCAGCAAGAAAATGGGAAATGGCAATACCCTGAAAATAACCGAGGAAGCCGGTAACATGATTATAGCGTTAAAGCGGAGCAGCGTTCCCGTTTATACAGATGCTCAAATATTCGTGGAATTCAACCGGATTGCAGGCGAGAAAGGCTGGAAACAGCTCCGGAGCATTCAGAGTCTCCGTGGGTTCCTGAATCGTCCTGACATCGAACCGTTGTGGTACGATGCTGTTCACGGGGAGCTGAAAGCCCACCAGCGTTACAGCCGCAAGAATAAGACCGAGCTTCCCTCGATGCGTGACTCCTTGTGGTATGGTGACGGTACGAAAATCAATTTGTATTACAAGGATTACGACAAAGACGGTAAGCTGGTGGTTCGTACCACTCAGGTTTACGAGGTCATCGATGCTTATTCGGAGGTATTTTTGGGATACCACATTTCAGACAGCGAGGACTACGAGGCGCAATATAACGCCTACCGCATGGCCATTCAGGTATCAGGTCATAAGCCTTACGAGCTGGTGCATGATAATCAGGGAGGCCACAAGAAACTGCAGAACAGCCATTTCTTTGATAAGATTGTCGGCCATGTTCATAGAACCACGGCTCCATACAGCGGGCAATCCAAAACGATAGAGAGCGTTTTCGGACGTTTTCAGGCCGAGGTTCTGCACAAGGATTGGAGGTTCACTGGTCAAAATATCACCACCAAAAAAGACACGAGCCGCCCGAATTTAGAGCGTATCGAGGCGAACAAGGATAAACTTTACACTTTGGCCGAACTGAAAGCAGCATACGCTGCCGCCCGGAAAGAATGGAACGAAAGCAGACATTTTGCTACCGGATCGAGCCGTATGGAAATGTACAAAAATAGCGTGAACCCTGATACCCCGGCGGTGGGTGTTCTCGACATGATCGAGATGTTTTGGGTGATGACGGACAAGCCGTCCACTTATACCGACAACGGCTTGAAAATAACCATCAAGAAACGTGAGTTCACATACGAGGTTTACGAGGCTCCGGGTGTTCCCGATCACGAATTCCTCAGAAGCAACAGGGGGCAAAAGTTCTACACCATGTATGATCCTTATGACCATACCTCTGTACGGCTCTACAAGAAAGATAAGGCCGGAGAGCTGAGATTCGTGCGGACGGCGGAGCCTTATATCGTTATCCACCGGAATATTCAGGAACAGACCGAGGGTGAAATGTCCTTTATCCGCCGGAATATCGAGGCGAACACGGAGGATCGCATCGAGCGTCAGGTGGGAGCCCGGATCATCGAGCAGGCGCACGGCGTGAGCATGGAACAACAGGGACTCAAACGTCCGAAACTGAAAGGTGTAAAGAAAGAAACGGAGCGTGAGATTGAACGCCGTGTCCGCCGGTACAGTCAGGATCCGGAGCAGCTCTCCGCCGGTAAGGTGACAAAACTGATAAGCAACATCACGTTTGACCAGCTGAATGGAGACATCCGCCTGAATGAAAAGAAAGTAGCAGGAAAATTATAATTCAAAATAAAATGAACAGTACAATGACACAGCAAGAGAAAGACACTATCCGTGAGGCTCTCCGGGTATATGCAGCGAAGTATTCCAGCCAAAAAAAGGCTGCGGCGAGTTTGAACGGCGTGTCTGCCGGTACACTGAGTGCCGTGATTAACGGCAAGTACGAGAATATCAGCGATGATATGTTCCGTAATATCATCGCTCAGATTACTCCGGCAGCCGCAGCTACCGGTTGGCAGCTCGTGGAAACGAACTCCTTTCAGGAAATATGGTATGCCCTGAGCGATGCGCAGGAGTTTAAAAAAGTCCGCTGGATCGTGGGTGGTGCGGGATGCGGCAAAACAACGACAGCCACCATGTACGCACAAAAAAATCATGAGGTGTTCGTCATACTTTGTGATGAAGATATGCGGAAAGGTGATTTTGTCCGGGAGATCGCCCGTAAACTCGGTTTTAAGACTTGCGGGATGCGTATCCGTGAAATATTGGACTTGGCCATCGAGAGCATCATACAGATGGAAAATCCACTTTTGGTGTTCGATGAGGGTGATAAGTTGAATGATAACGTGTTTCACTACTTTATCAACCTGTATAACCGGCTGGAGGGCAAATGCGGGATTACTTTCTTATCCACCGATTACATCCAGCATCGTATTGACTGCGGTTTGAACCACAACCGGAAAGGCTATAACGAGATTTATTCCCGCATTGGGCGTAAGTTCTTTGAGCTGGAACCAACCTCCCATAATGATGTATTTGCCATTTGCCAAGCCAACGGACTGATGGATAAAAAACTTATTGCAAACGTGATCGATGTGACGGAAAAATCGGAGTTTGATTTGCGATGCGTGAAAGATGCCATTCACCGGGAGAAAAAGGTGGCGGCAGCGAAATAGTATAAAACCCTGTTCAAACGCTGGTTGAACGGCGTTTGAACGTAATTCCAAATAGAAAGGAACAAGAATATGGCAAAGATTTATGTAGCAAGTAGTTGGAGAAATCAACATCAACCCCAAGTGGTTAGTTTTCTTCGTGAACAAGGACATGAGGTTTATGACTTTAGACATCCTGCCGGGAAAACGGGATTCCAGTGGTCGCAGATTGATGAAGATTGGGAGAATTGGAGTACAGATCAATATAGGGCAGCACTTGAACACCCCATTGCACAAGCTGGTTTCAAATCGGATTTTGATGCTATGCAATGGGCAGATGTTTGTGTTCTTGTATTGCCTTGTGGACGCTCTGCACATTCGGAGGCAGGATGGATGAAAGGTGCAGGGAAAAAAGTAATAGTCTATCAAATTTGGGAAGAAGAGCCGGAACTGATGTATAAATTGTTCGATGGTGTGTGCTCAATGGGAGTAGGATTACAGATGTTTTTAGCAGAATTTGACAAGGAGAAAAATAACGTATAACAGAATATATATGAAACAAATTGTTTTACCACTCGCAAGCCGGTTTCCGGTAGGCCATTTTAAAAGAGGCCAACTCACCGGCTTTCCTGAGAAAGTAATTAAAGGAACCAAGATCCACACGTTTCGTGAGGATCCGGGCAAATGGGCGTACAACGTGGAGCTTATCAACTCCCATAATGCGGAGCTATCTATCCGCCGGTGGATTGGCCGTCCTTATCACACTCCGCAGCTGGAGGTGAAAAGATTGAAGAAAATCGGTATCCAGCAGGTGCAAATGACATGGGACTCCGATATCGAGCAGCCGACCGTTTTCATAGACGGAAAACGTATCCTAAACGTGGAGCAGCTGGCTGCTAATGACGGGATGACTCTCGATGATTTCGTGAGCTGGTTTTTTAAGACCTCCAACACATTCGAGGGAGTGATTATTCATTTTACAGATTTCAGATATTGATTTATGGCACGGGCATTATCGGTAACAGAAGCAGTAAGCATGAAGAAAGAAACGCTCAAGCTGACAGGCGCATGGGCGGACGCTTTCGGAGAGCCTGAACGGATTGGCGTTTGGTTTATTTGGGGCAATAGTGGTAACGGGAAAAGCAGCTTTGTCATGCAGCTTTGTAAAGAGCTGGCAAAGTTTGGGCGGGTGGCTTATGACAGCCTCGAAGAGGGTGCGAGCCTCACCATGCAGAACACGCTCCGCCGTTTCAACATGGCCGAGGTAAACCGCCGTTTCCAGCTGCTTGACTGTGAGCCGATGTCCGAGCTTGGTGAAAGAATGGATAAGCATAAAAGCCCCGATTTTTACGTCATTGACAGTTTCCAATACACCCAAATGAGCTATAAAGAATACATCAAATTTAAGGAGGCGCACCGGAACAAGCTGCTGATTTTTATCAGCCATGCAGATGGCCGGAACCCTGATGGTCGGAGCGCAAAGAAAGTGATGTATGATGCCGCCCTGAAAATTTACGTGGAGGGGTTTCGGGCTTTCTCGAAAGGCCGCTTTTTCGGCTCCGTGGGGCATTTTACAATTTGGGATGAGGGTGCGGTAAGATATTGGGGAGATAACGCTTAAAACGAACGGAAATGAGTAAAAATAATCAAGTTATAACGATTTCGCCTCCCATGTTTATCGGGGAGGGAAATCAGAAAGAAAGTATCTCCAGCAAAGGCCACCGGTGTAGCTATTGCCACGGTAACGGTTTCTTTTGGGGAGAGGAACAACGGGAACGGGTGAAAGTTGATTGCCCGGTCTGCAAAGGTAGCGGTAAACTCGATGCCGTGATAACTATCGAGTGGAAACCTGCAAAATAGAATGAACGATGGAAAAAGAAGTACCTGAAAATATATTGGCGAAAATTAGAAAGCTGCTCCGGTTAAAAGAATCCGCCATAAAAATCGGATCCGAGGGAGAAGCCCATGCAGCTGCGGAGGCTGTAAACCGGCTGCTGACATCCTATAACTTGTCATTGATGGATGTTACCCCGGAAGAACAAAAGAATATGATATCCGTGAGTGAATCGGAGAAAATAACCTATCAGGACACGTATGGGAATATTTGGAAAAGGGATTTGTTGCGGATTATATGCGAGTATAATTTTTGCCGGATTTTGTTGCATGGAGGTACGACTTACATGGTGGTAGTCGGTACACGGGAAAATGCGGAAGTTGTGCTCTCGCTTTATAATTACTTGAGGTCTGTATTCCGCCGGTTGTCGGTAGAACGTTGCACCGAGTATGTGGCTACCCGCAGAGGGTATTACCGGACAAAGAAGTTTAAACGGAATTATATAAAATCTTATTTGTTGGGATGTTGCACCGGTTTGCGGAAACAATTTGAGAGCATTCGGAAAACAGCGGAGGAAACCGGACTGATGCTGTGTCACAACCATTTGATTGATGATTATTTTCAATCGATAGGCACAACCACCCATAAATCCAAGAACCGGAATAAAGTGAACACTTCCGCCTATTGTTCCGGGTACGATGACGGTTCAAAGATCAATTTAAACAAGCAAATCAATGGGAAATGATCTTTATCAAATAGGCTTACCGGTGGCCTCTTTAAGTACAGTCCTTATGAATTGGACTTGCTTTAACCGACCGGAGAAATTGCTGATCAGCCCGGCCAAGAAAGATGATTGGGCGGTGGTTGAACTCCGGAACCCGGAGCTGGCCGCAGCTATCATCAAGGATGTGCCGGAGGCAATGGTAAAAGTAGTACAACAACCTGTAAAAGTCGTGCAAATATGAAAGCATTATCAGCATTAAGACAGGTATTCAGCCTGAAAAAGAACGAGGAACTCGGCAGAAAGTTTTCTCACGAAGATTTGAAACGTATTGTCGATGCGATGAAAGAGTATGCGGCATCCAAGCTGCAGGAACAGCGAGCCATTTGTCAGCGTGAATTTGAGTTGGCCTATGACTCCGGCGAAAGTAATTTGGGGACGAACCCGGCTATTACCGAATTGTACGTCCTGCAATCCTTAAAAGAAAGTGAAACCCCTGAACTTGACTGATTATGGCAAAGACAAACAGTTATTCACGTTTTTGGACGCTGCTGGCGAAAATACCCTGTTCTGACAGGGACGGTTTAAAGCTGCAGCTTGTATCCAGCTTTACGAATGGCCGGACGGACTCTCTGAGAGAAATGACTTTGAGTGAATATAACTCGATGATACGGGAGATGGAGAAGCAGACCGGATCCAGCCGTCCGGTCAGTTACGAGGTTCTGAAAAAGAAACGTTCCGCCGTTCTCCACCAAATGCAGTTGATGGGTATTGATACGGCAAATTGGGCGGCGGTGGATAACTTTTGTTTGGGCGTTCGTATCGCAGGAAAGAAATTCAGGGAGTTATCTGCCGATGATTTGGATGCGGTGTTGCTCCGAATCCGTTCCATACGGCAAAAGGATATGCAGAAAGCAAAGAAAGAACTCAATTAACTTATTTATAAACCATTTAAAATGTGATATTATGGCACAGATTGAAGAAAAGCAGACCGTTGAAATGACGGCAGAGGAAAAGGCTCAGTTCGAGGTATTCCGTAAGGAAAAGGCCAAAAAAGAGGCACAGGAAAAGGCGAAAGCCGAACGTGAAACGTACCGCCAAATGGTGGATGACGAAGTGAACAGCGCAATCCCGGTACTCCTCTCCTTGAGTGAGGATATCAAGGAAACCAAAAAAACGGTGCTGGAGAACTTTAAGAGTATCCTCGACATGAAATGCGAGGTTTTGAAAGTCGTAAAGGATGACCAGCGCAGCCATACCTTTACCAATTCGGAGGGGAACAAGCGCATTACCCTCGGCGTGTACGTGACGGACGGTTACCGTGACACGGTGGAGGACGGCATCGCCATCGTGAAAGAGTACATCGAGAGCCTCGCCGACAATGCTAAAACGAAATCACTCGTGAACATGGTCTTGAGACTGCTGGCTCGTGATTCCAAAGGCACGTTAAAAGCCAGCCGCATCGTCCAGCTTCGCAAGGTTGCCGAGGAAAGCGACAACGAGCGTTTCATGGAGGGGGTGCGTATCATTGAGGAGGCATACCAGCCAGCGATCAGCAAACAGTTCGTGAGGGCGGAAATGAAGAACGAGGACGGTATGTGGGTGACCATTCCCCTCGGTATGACAGAGGCATAAGGAGGGGTGGTCATGATATACAAAGTTCAATTCCAAATCCATCGCAGAGGTTACCGCAAGCTCCGGCTTGAGGGGTTGTACGTCCCGGAAACGGGTGGCGAGATGTCAGTTCCTGAAATGAAACGTGACGTTACCGAGTTCATCAAACGCCAGCTTTCCAGCCGGAACAAGGAATTTGAGAATTTTCAGGTGGAACTTACGGTTTTCAAAAAGCTCAAAACCGATTTCATGTATCACCCGAAATCAAGTGAAGAATTAACCGTAATAAAGGAGGAATCAGATGGAACAGGTGAATAATGCGAAAGCCCGGTATATTCCCACCCGTGTGGCTGTATGCAAGCGTTGCGGGGGAAAAGGCGTTGTATTCGAGTACAGCGATGAGAACAGGACAAAGGTGTCCGGATCCTGCAGGTGTCCGACC